AGTTTTACAAGGGTAAATTGGGTTACGAATTTTATTAAGGAGAAAAATAATGTTAAATATTGAATCTAAAATAGTCATTAAGAATGGTGGTGGGGATTGGTTTTCCTCATGGATTGAAGAAGCATTTAAATTCATAGAAGAAAATAGAATTCAAGAATGTGTTCTAATTTTTAATTCTTGGTTTTTTGAGTATAGAAATGAAAATACAATTCAATTAGATAGAGCTAAGAAATCATTTAATGAATTTAATAAACAAAAAAGCGTATAAGGGAAAAAAGATGAACACAAAACAAATAATTAGAAATGTTCTTTATTGGGTAAAAAAACTTGTTTTTGATTCTTTAATGAGACGTTATAGAACTGTAAATGTAAGTATAGATGACAAAAATCTGTTATTCTTGTACGAGGGTGCGAGAAATGAGCAGATGGATTTTAATCAATTTGTAGAACATTTATTGAGACAATATTTGAAAAAATGAATAAATATAAAGTATATTTTGAATTCTTAAATAAAAAAATGCAAATGACGGTTAGTGCTACAGATAGATATGATGCCGAGGATGTAGTCAAAGATAAAATAATATTTCATGCTGAAAATATGTGTAGTGATAATTTTGAATCTTTTAATAAAGAAATGAATAGTGAGAATTTAGAGTTTTTGAAAGGAATGTTTGGAATTAAATAATTTTTTATAAATAACTGTAGATAGTACGAAAATCGGCTATCTGAAAAAAAGTTCACTATAAAGGAGCAAAACTATGAACACATATTTTTTTTCAACTATTTTAGACCAATTTTTCTCTGATGGGATAATTCCTGATACAAGGTTAGATTATCCGTCAAAACCTCATAACATTTATATTTCTGATGATGATACACTTCATTTTGAGGTGGCGGCTCAGAATACAAAAAAAGAGAATGTTAAGGTTACTGGGAAAAATCAAACTATTTCTATAGAGGTTAATCCAGATGTTAAGGAACATAAAGTTACGGATAGGTATTTTGTTAAGAAATTATCAAATTCTCCTATTAAACTTGAATATAAATTACATGATAGGTTTGATATGAAAAACATTAAAATCAAACTTGATAGTGGTATTTTGTATGTTGATGTTCCGGTTAAGAAGGAATGTCTGGATCAAACTTATACTTATTCTTTAGAATAGTCAATTTTAGGGGGGTGTATTCTTCACCCTCCTCCTCTTTTTATTTTTTTTATAAATAACTATATAGAAGAGGAGAAAACATGCGAATTACAAATAAATCAGATTTTATAGAATACTTAAAGCGTATTTTGGGTGGGGAATATATACCGTCTGAAATAAGTGTTAATAATTGGGATGATATTATACAGGATGCTATGGATTATTTTGGTGAGTACATTCCTGGATTTAGTAAGACCGAAGCTATAAAAATTACTACTGAAGAGGGTGTACAAGAGTATGATTTAGATACTTCTATTATCAGTGTAGATATGTTTTTAGATAGGTCTGTTTATAATGACTTGTTTTATAATACTTTTACTTCGTCAGAAAGGTCTCCTGATTATGCGGTTTTTATATCATCGTTATCGGATTTTATGGGGTCTAATTTGTTTGAGTTTGAGATAAAAAGTCAACATATGCGGATGTTTAGATCTATTTTTAAGACAAGGACGGAGTGGGAATTTAGACAACATACATCTACTTTATATTTTCATAAACCTCCATTAGCAGAGACTTATTTATTGATTGTTACTAAGGCATTTGATATTGATGGTACGGGGGGTGGTTATATATGGAACATGAAAGTATTTAAGGATTATTGTACTGCATTAGCATATCAACAGTTATATAGAAATGTAGCTAAGTTTGACGGTTTTAGTTTACCTGGTGGGGGAACTTTGAATATGAGTTATTTAGAGAAAGAGGGGCCTGATAGAGTTAGAGAGTTGGAAGAATGGTTTCAAAGTAATTATACTGAACCATTTGATATAGTAATAACATAAAATGGCTGACGTAAGTTTCGGGTTTCATACTAAGGAAGTTCAGGATAAGGTTAATTTCCATTATCAAAAGATACATACACAGGGGTTACAGATGTATGGTAATGAGGTATATTTTTTGAGGTATACTATTGATAAGGATTTGACCGATAGAATTTTTACGGAGCAGCAGAATAAGACTTATAATGAGATATATAGAATGAGGATGATGGCTGAGGATGTATCTCGAATGGAGGGTAATGGTGATTTATTCTCGAAGTTTGGGTTAGAGATACAAGATGAGATGACTTTGTATATATCTCGAATAGATTTTTATGAGAAATTGACTGGGGTTGAGGTAACTATTGATAATTTTTCTGAGGTAGAGAAATTGACGTTAAGTATTGATAGTGCTATAACTCCTAAGATAGATGATTTGGTATATATTCCTTTTTGGAATAGTATATTTACTCTTACGTTTAATGAAGAACAGGAAATGATGATAATGGGTAACGCTTTTTATAAGCTGACTTTTAAGAAGTGGAGACCTGATTCAGATGTTACTATAGAATTACCAGTTACCGGAAGTGGGGTAAGTAGTGAGATAGTTGATTATTTGAATGATTATGTAAATACTATATATGATGGTGATTTAGATTTCACTCAAACAGGGGTGGATTTGAAACAAATGGAAAGTATGAATAAAGAGTTTGAGGATGAGGGTAATTTGATACGAAGTGAGGACCAAGGCGGGGATTCTGACTTCTGGGGTCAGTGGAGTTAAATTATGGCTATATTTTTTCCGAGAATGACACGAAAGATTATAACTGCATTTGGTGATGCTTTTAATAATATTTATATAAACAGACGCACTAAGACAGGGTTTGTAGATTATAGAGTTCCTATTAGAATGGGTGATAGAGGGAAAGTGTTTGCTTTTTTAAATAAGAATAGGGATTATGATATACAGTTACCGTTAGTGGGATTTCATGTTGATAGTATAGATTTTGATGAAGAGAGAACTATGAATCCTACTACTAAGTTTTTTTCTGATGACAATGCTGAGTATATTTTTGCACCTGTTCCTTATAATTATACTATTATTTTTTCTATATATACAATGAATATGAATGATTTGTATGATATATTTGAGACAATTGCGGCTCAGTACAGAAAAACAAGACATTATCCGTTAATAGAGTTTCAGTTTACGGATGGAAGTAAAATAACCAGGGATTTACCGATTACTTTAAATTCTACTATAAAGAATACTCCTGAAGAGATTACTATGAATGATAATAAAATTTTAAAGTTTAATTTAAATTTTATTGTCAAAGGGTGGATTTATAATACAATTAGAGGGGTAAATTCTAATATTGATTCAAGAGATAACAATGCTAAAGGTATGGAAGGTGGTAATGGTGCTGTACTGATAGAAAAGATAGATTTACGGTTTGAAGAGTACGTTACTGAATATTATGAGACTATTAGTTTGTATAAAGATACTGGGGGGGACTGGAACTGATGGATCATGATAAAATTGAAGAGAATATCAATAAGGTTTTTAATATAGATACTGTAAATGAAGAAGAGGAAAGTAAAGAATTAGTAGTATCTGAGAGTAAAGGTATGGTTATAGAGAATGATATAGATACCGATTTAAGTAACCGGCAAGAGGAATTGGGGGTTTTATTAAAGAATAGTCAAGAGATAGTGGATGTAGCTAAGGAAGGAGTTATGACGTGGGGTAAACCTACTAATATAATGGCTTATGCTAAGTTATTAGATTCTACTGTAAACGTTATAAACTCCCTTAAAGCTGTAAATGAGAAAAGGCATAGTATTAAAGAGAAGGAAGAAAAAATGGATGACGGTAAAAAGGTACAGAATAATTTTATTATTAGTGGGGATTCAAGAGAGATATTAGATGTTATAGAAAAAGCAATGAAAAAATAGTTGTTATTTAGTTTTTTTCATGTTATAATGTTTGGGATTTATTTATTTTTTTATAAATAACTATATAATTAAGAGGAGAAAAGGTATGAAATTTAGTGAGTATTTAAACGAAAAATCTAAAATAGACGACATTCTTGATAAAATTAAAAAAGAAAGTGGATATAAAGAATTAACGGTTTCCCAAGCATTAGACATTAGAAGCACCACAAATGACAATTTAATGGCTTTAGTTAAACAATTAAAAAAACTAACAAACTAAATGAAACCATATATACCTTTTAAACATTATATCAAAGAGCAGGTTGAAAATTTACACATAGTTGTTCTTACCGAGTATTTATCTGGAGAGGGTAAAACTGACGGTAAATCCTCTACTATAATACGAATAGAGGAGGAATGTAAAAAACAGGGTGTTAAATGTGATGTTATATTTATTAAACATTCATATTTTATAAATGAAGAGTTTGATGATAAAAATAAAACTATAAAGATAGGATTTGTCAATCCTGATACGGAGAAGGAAAAGATAATAAACATATCAGCTACGGATACTGTGGTTATTAGCAGAAAAAGTGCTACTGATACGGAGAAGGGGTTGTTTTTTATAGATACCCTTGAAAATGCTGGTATATTCGTTATAAATACTAAACAATGTTCTTTAGTGTGTAATAATAAACTTACGTCAACACAAATAACATCTCAACAACGGGTACGTAATCCTAAGACTGCAATTTTGTCTAATACTACCAGGGATATGATTGAGAAGGTTATGACAAATTTTAATGGTAACAAGTATCCGATTATATTAAAAACTATTCAGGGTGAGCACGGTGTAGGTGTTATGAAGATAGATAGTTTTGATTCTCTATTCGGGGTTCTTCAGACTTTATGGGATAAAAGAGTACAAGTTTTAGTACAAGAGATGATTGAGTCAACAGGGGATATAAGAGTTATAGTAATAGATGGTCAAGTGGTAGCATCTATGAAACGTAATAAGGCAGGGAAAGATTTTAGGTCAAACGGTGCTCAAGGTGCAGAGGTAGAGAAAGTTAGTATAAGTAAAGAGATTGAGAATATGGCATTAACGGCAAATAATGCGGTTGGTGGATATTGGACAGGTTCGGATATAATTTTAGATAAAAATAAAGTTCCTTATCTATTAGAAATAAATGCCAGTGCCGGAACAGAGAAAGTCGAGAAAGTAAGTGGTATTAATGTGGTAGGGTATTTAATTAAACATCTTAAAAATAGATCTAATTGGAAGTTAAATACAGTTCAGTCGGGGTATGTGGAGAAGTTACATATATACGATAAAAACAAATTGATTTATACATGTGATGTTAAACTTGATTCTGGTAATGGTATAACTCCTTCTTTACATGCGGATAATATAAAGGTAAATGGTAATATTGTTTCTTTTGAATTAGACGGTAAAAAATTTAATAAACCTGTAGAAAAATCGTATAAAGTTCATATAGGTAAACAAGATGAGGTTACAGAAAAAAGGGTATCGGTAATATTTGATACTTTACAGATTGGTAATAGAAAAATATATGATGTGGAAGTACAGATAACGAGTAGAAAAGGTACTATTAAAGAATTAGAACCTTGTTTAATCGGGAGAGATACAATTAACAAATTTGGGTTTGTAGTGAATGTAGGAGAGAAATATCTGCTAAAAAAGGTATAATTTGAGAGAATATTTTTTTTAAAAAAATTATGTAGGGGGGGTTGACATTTTAATGTTTTCAGTGTATAATTAGAGTATAAATTAAATTTGAAGGAGATTGAGATGAAAGAAAAATGCATTGTTAAAGGATGTAATAATAAGAAAACGGAGGGTGAATTTGTAGGTGATATTTGTCGTCCTTGTTATGAGATGTTGACTACAGGAGATATATCCAAACCATCAACAAATTTCTTGCATAAATTATATTTGGCATATGAACCCTTTGGAAAAATTAAGTATACAAATTCTTGAAGGAGAATCAAAATGAATCTAACTAAAATGGAACAATATTATTTCAACGTTATGTCGTCAGGTAATGTGTTATTTCTTAAAGCAAAACCTGCTACAGCTAAAAGTTCAATATTGAGAAGTATAGCTGAAAAAACAGGAAGACAGTATATAGATATCCGTCTTACTACGGCGGATGAGACTGACTTCTCTATACCGTCTATAATCAGAAAAGACGGGTTACCTATTACTGAATGCTCTATACCTTCTTGGGCTCTTAAAGCAAACAGTAACCCTACTATTATACACTTTGAGGAAATCAATGTATGCCGTAAAGAGATACAGGATGCGGCTCTGGGTATATTTTTAGAGCGTATAGTAGGTGAATATAAACTAAATGATGATGTTTATATTTGTACTTCTGGTAATCTTGGTGAGGAAGATGGTACTCATGCTGAGGATTTATCATCTGCTCTTATGAATAGAATGGTGGTTACAAAACATGAATTACCGGTTGATTATTGGGTAGAAAACTTTGCTAATGATAACGTACATAGAGATATAGTATCGTTTATTAAAGCAACCCCAGAATACTTTTATCGTAAGAATGATAACGATAAAAATCAATATGCTACTTGTAGGTCATGGTTTTTTCTATCAAATTATATACAAGAGGTTTATGGTAAAAATGCACCTTTTAAGGAGTGGAAAGATGATGTATCCGAACATGGGTATGATTTTGTAGGATCATCATGTTTACGTTTAATCCGGTATATGGAAGAGCAGAGTGTGTTTAATATAACGGATATTATTAACAACTATTCAAAGGTACGGGATATTGTATTACGATCTGGTAGAGCTAAGTTAGATGAGTTACTTATATCTCTTAAAGACATAGGTATTGATACTTTAAATGAAAATAGCATCAAAAATGTCATAAAGTTTTTAAAAGATAATCATGAAAATGCCGATGCCGTTGGTGGTTATTTAGAATCAATAATAAATTCTATAACTGTGGAGGATATGGAGAAAAAAGAAATTAAACTGTTATTATCCTCTATGAAAAAGTATGCAAAAGTAATTCAAAATGCATTGAACGTATGACTAAAGAAGAGTTTATTGAATTGATTAAACCTAATGAAAAGGGATTTGATTGTACGCCTTATTTTATCAGGTGCTGTAGTAGAGAGGATAGAAGCATATGCCCTTTTTCAGTTGACGATAGACTTGGTTGTATGGATGGGATAGAGCATTATATGAAAATGAAAGAAAAATTAAAAGCATGGGAGAACTTATGAAAGCATCAGACTTAAAAAACATACACTCTGTATCTGTACCAAAAAAGATAGCCGATGTGAATTTGTTACTTTTATTAGACCATAGATATGCTTTCTTTGGGGAGATGATACTTTCCACATCTTTTTATAAATGTAATTCTATTGGTACGTGTGGTGTTACTATGGATACACGTGGACCGAAGTTTGTATATAATGAGGAGTTTTTGGATACTTTTAATGAAAAACAACTCAAGATGTTAATTATGCATGAATGTTCTCATTTGTTTAATTCTCATACTAAAAGATGGGCAAAGTATGAACAGAATAAATCTAATATAGTACAGGATATGATTATTAATTCATACCTAAATAAACACTTTGGTAATGATATTGAGTTTCCTGAAAAGACATGGTTTGTACCGGAGGATTATAAAGGTACGTGGTTATTTGAGGAGTTGTATGAGTGGTTAGATGATGAGAAAAATCAGTCTAAAGAGTTTAAAAAGTCAATGGAAAATGGAAAGAGTAACACTATAGATGTACATTTAGAAGATGAGATCCCCAAGGAGTTAAAAGAACAGATACTAAAAGATATAGAAAATAAATCAAAGGCACGAGGTAAAATGTCTTCTAATATGGAGTCGTTTTTAGAAGAGATTAAAAGGTCAAAAAAGGATTATTTGTCTGAAATTAAAAATTCCATATCTCAGATAAAAGGTAATCATAAATACAAAACATACGCACGTCCTAATAGATACGGTTTATCTGGGGTTAAAGGGAATAAAAAACGTGGGAATGAGATTGTATGTATATTAGATACGAGTGGGTCTATGTTTGGTTATTTTGAGAGGGCATTATCGGCTATATTTCAAAACGATGTAGAGGTTAATCTTGTACAAATAGATACCGAGGTTAAAGTAAGTGAGAAAATTAAAAACAAACATCAATTACAAAAACTAAGAATTCGTGGCGGGGGAGGTACTGAGTTACAACCCGCAATTGATTTTGTAGCTAATAAATACAAACAAAATGTGGTTATTTTAACTGATGGATTTACAGATACACTAAATTGCGATAGAATAAAAGGGGATGTTTTAATTATAACAGTAGCAGAGAAGTGTAAAGTGGTAGGAAATAAAATAGTTAAACAGGTGGTTATTGATGACGAAAAGTGAGTTTTTTGAAAAGGCAGATAAAGTGGGGGACAAATTACTTTGTTGGTCCTTAGTACGAGATGGGATACTAAAATGTGAAAAAGATGAATGTCCTTATTGGGAATATAGAGAAAGTATGATGGATTATTGTTTACAGGTTGCTACAAAAGAATATATTATGAAAAAGAAGATAGAGAAATGGAAGAAGTTATGATGACTAAGAAAGAATGGTTGGATACACATGAGTTATCTATGGATGATGGTATACCATTTAAAGAGTGTAAATTATTGAATTGTAGTAAGTGTCCATTTTCAGAATTGTTTAAGTTGAAGATATCTGAAGTTAGATTAAGTGGCGATTGTTTTGATAAAGTAAAAGAATATATAGAGTTAAATGAGAAGATCGGTATATGGAAAGAATTGAAGCAGTAAGTCGAGGTGGTGTAGCTGGTATAAAGACCATTATTTGCAAATTAGTGTCAGGAGGCTATTGTCGCAATTGTATTATAACGAAATGGATGCTAGATAATCAGTTAAGTGATACTTGGCCGTGGCAGCGAGAGGTTTTAATAAAATTGAATATAGAAAAACAAGAAGGAGAAACTGAATGTTATGCTTTATATAAGTACATGTATAAAAAAGAGATAGAGAAAAAGGTTAGGGTATGGAAAGAATTGAAGTAGTAGAAAATGATGGGTATTATACGTTGGATTGTGAAGCGGTAGAAGGTGTGGGGTGTTATGAGTGTC